AGCGCGCTCTTTAAATATTCCGGGATGCCTTCGAAGCTCTGCGCGAAGGCGATGTCTTTGGTCGTGCCGGCCTCGGCGACCGCGACCGTCGTGGCCGCGATCAGCTCGATCGCCGGGCTGCCGCGGGAAACGGCATAGGTAAACGTGCTGCCACCGAGCGGCGCGCCGGTGCCGAAGGTCACGGTAAACCCGCTTTTGGTTTTGGCGGAAACGATCGCCGTAGTCACCCAAGCGATGTCCGGCACGATCGCGACGTCGTAATCGCTGCCGTCGCCGTAGCCGGCGATAAAAGTCACTTCGACCGCGTTAAGCTGGCAACGGGCATAGGGCCAATATTGGTTATAAGCCGGGCGGATGCGCGCGAGAAAACCCGAGTTGTCGACCTGGTAAAGCGCCGGGTCGAGGGTCTGCTGGTTGCCGTCCTGATCGATGTACTTGATCGAGACGACCCGGCTGACCGGCCGCTTGCGCAAGGTGATTTCCTCGTAGCAGCGGTAGGGAAACGCATCGAGGATCAGGCGCCAGGTCTGCGGCAAAAAGATCGAGCTTGAAATGTCCTCGGTATATTTGCGCGCCGCGGTGATGAGCGAGTTAATCAGCGAGTCGTCGTCCTCGAACTCGGTTTCGACCCGCAGATGGAGCTTGGCCTCAGCCAGGGTGAGCGGCTCGCTCGGTGCCGGGGTGATGAGCAGGTAGGACTCCACTTATTGATTTGCCCCTTTTTTCCGTCTGCTCCGCCGACTGCCGCGGCCGAGCGCGGTCTCCGGCGCGCCCTCGAACGCCGCCGTCTCGACTTCTGCCCCCGGCTCGACGATGTCCGATTTTTCCTCGATCTTTGCAGCTTCTTCGGCTTTGACTTTTTTCGGAAGGTCGATGCGCGCGACCAGATTGCGCGCGAGATAGATCTCCCCTATCTCATCGCGGATGTCGAAAACATCGTCGAGGTTGCAACGGACTTCTTCGTCGTGAATGCAAGCTAAAGAACGGACTCTCATTGATCTCTTTCCCCCGCTCGATCTCTTTTGAAAAACCCCTCGGTGCGCGGGCATCGAGGGGGGAATGGGTTTCAAAAAATCGCGGTTTTAGCTGGCGAGCATCTGCAAATACTTGACAGGATGCGTGCCGGCATCGATGAGATTGCCGTCCGAGCGCAGGTAAGCGATGAAGCCGACCTGGTCGGTTGCCGCATAGAGCTCGTCGAGCCGGATCAAGCGCAGGGTGGCCTGATCGCGGATCTTGTATTTGCTGAAATCGCCGAAGGCCATAACCTTCGCGCTCGCCACCACGGTCGAAGGGAAAGATTGATTGATGGTATACGGATAGCCGTTCAGCATCGACGGCACGCCGGCTTGCAGACCGGGCTGCCATATGTAGGCGTTGGTCGTGCTCTCTTTCAAAAGGCGGATCTTGGCAAGGATCTGGTCGTGCATCATGTAGCGCACGCCGACGCCGGAACGATAAGCCGGATCGACCGAATGTTCGAGATTGATCACATCGTCGGCGCTAATTGCGGCATCGTCCCCGGCCGCGAATGCGGTCCCGGCAACCAGGATGCCTTTCGGCAGGGTCGTGCCGGCGCCGGTGCTGAAGTGATCGTTTTGGCCGCGCGCGATGCGCTCGCCGAGCATGCTGCCGATACGCGCGCCGAGATCGAAAGCGGAATCCTGCAACAGCTCGGTCGAAACCTTGAGCACTTTGCTCGAATATTTGAAGGTTTTCAGAACCACGGCGCCGAATGCGGGATCGACGCTCGAACCGAAGTCGGTCGCCTCGTCGAGAATGACCGCCTTGTTCGAGGTATCGTTGTTGGTCGGGTAGGGAAGATCACCGATACCGTCAGTGCGGATAACTTCCGAGACGGCGCGCATGCCGCCGAACGCCAGCATGGCAATTTCCAAAGTCCGGACGAAACCTTCGGGGATCGTTTCCTGCCCCTTGGTGCCCGTCGCGACATCCAAATCGCGCCGCTCCATCCGGCCGCGCACTTCGCGTTGGAAGTCGCGATAAGTTTTCAGCACCGGGACGACCACTTCTCGCTGGCGGAAATCTTGGCCGAGAAACATCGCGGAGTCTTTATGATGCTGCTCGATGGTCGGATTGGCCTTGGCGCAGCGCAGGAACGCCTGCATAAAGTTCGTGACGTGGGTGTCGAGCATCGTCAAGGACGGCGATCTGTGGCCGATCACTGGCGTATGGATGCCTTCCCAGGTGCGGAGCCCATCGCCGGCATCGGGTCTACGCTGGTCGTTCAGCGATGCGGCCATTTGCGCCTCGCGCTTCTGGATCTGTTCCTCGCGCGCGATCCGATGTTCCAGAGCGGAGATTTCCTTATTGGCGTTCTCGAACCACTCTGTTTCCTCGGCCGATTCGGTGCCGCGCTCGTCGACGATGTCTTGCTTTCGCCGCATCTCGGCCACGAGCTCGCCCATTTTTTGACGCATCTCTATGACATTTAACTGAGGCATGTTTTCGCTCCTTTGCTGGTTACGCCTTTACTCGGCATGATTTTAAGATTTCGGAATAACTGAGCGGGTCCGGTTTCGGCGTCAGCCGCGTGATGAGTTCGCGGCGCGTCTTCATGCGGGCCTGAAATTCGGCCGCGGCTTTTTCCTTGGCTTGCGGCTCCGCGTCGCGAAGTTCTTTCAGCTTGGCGGCCGCGAGATTTCTCAACTCGGCGCGGGCGCTGACATCGGTTTGCGGGTAGGCCGGATAAGTCACCGGCGAGACATCGAACAGCTCGACATTGAGGAGGGTGCGGACCAGGCCGCCGTCTTCCATGCGCCACTTCGAGCCGCCCGGCAGGACCATGAAGCCGAAGGACTGCTGGTTGACATCGCCGCGCTCGATCAGTTTCAAAAGATCGCGGGCATAGCCGGTGTCGGGAAAATCGTATTCGGTGGCAAGGCCGGTATCGTCTTCCTCGAGCTTGAGGGTATTGGCCTTGTTTCGCCCCAGGACGAAATTGGCGTCATGGTTCCAGAGCGCGCGGATGTCCGAAGACTTGATCGATTCGGCGAAGGCCCCCGGCGCAATTTTTTCGCGAAAGCCGCCCAGATCCTCGGACAGTTGATTGAAAACTGCCGCATGGCCGACGATTTTGGAGCCGCCTTTGGCCCGCAGGACACCGTCTTGAACGAATGCGCGGCCGCGGCTCTCGCTTTCCCAGAAAAATTTGATTGTTTGCATAAAAAAAGGCCGACTCCGCCGTCGACGGGGTCGGCCTCTCCTATCCTCTCGCTCCAGGGCGTGATCAGCGCCGGAGCGAAAAATCAGATTCAGTGTGCTGGATTATTAGGCAGGAAATCGGGAATGTAAACGGTGAATTATCGGGGTTTGCAACGTCGTGCGACGCCCTGCAACGAAATTTCGTATCTGAGGGCGCCTATCGGACCGGATCTAGCCTCTTTTTACGGCCGATTCCGTTTTTTTTAACCGCTCGACCTCTTCGGCGCGGATGCGCCGGGCGGAGCCGACGGTGAAGGTCAGGATCTCGCCGCGCTTGATCGCCCGGTAAATCGTCGCCTTGGAAACGTCGAACTCGCTCGCCAGCTCATCGATGCGGTAGGATTTTTTCTGCATAGCCATGATCATATGCTGCCGCCGTCCGCCGCCCCCGGCGCGCTCGGACTGGGTTCGCTGCCGACTTTCGCGAGCGTCGTCATATTGCCCTCGACGATGTACTTTTTGCCGAGGCCGCCGGGCAGCGGGTTCATGTTGACGATACTGCGCCACTCATCGCCGTTGATAATCCCGTTGCGCCGTTGGATCTGCAGCACTTCGGCTTCGGTCTTGGGATCGCCGCGGAGGTAGTTCTTGAGTTCGTGCTCGACGAAGTACCTGCGCCGCTCGGCCGGCGTGAAAACCGACACGGTTATCCGCTGCGCCCATTCGGTGAACCAGTCGAGCAGGCAGTTTTCCAGGAATGCCCGCTTGATTTCGGCCACCCCGGTGCCCCAGGACGTGCTTTTTTCCGTCGATTGGAGGAGCACCAACGGCGTCCCGGTGATGCGCGCGAGCTCTTCGAGCTGGAACTTCCGGCCCTCCAGAAACTGCGCGGTCTGCGGCGGCACGCCGACCTCGTGCCACTTGAGGCCCATTTCGAGAAAGCCTATCTTGAACCGGTTGCCGAGCCCGCCGTAAGTCTCCTGCCAATCGCGTTTGAAGCGCTCATAGGCAGGTTCGGTCATCTTGCCGGGATATTCGACGATCGCGCCGGGGCGGGCGTCGTTCTTGAAAAAGCGCGCGCGGTATTCCTCCTCGACTTTGGCAAGGCCGAGCGCCTCGCGCATGAGATCGACCGGCGAGTAGCCGATAATCCCGTCGGAGGCGAGGCCGCGCACGTGCAGGACATCCTCCATGCGGAGCTGCTGCTCGCCGCCGTCCTCGAGCCGGTAATAGTACCAGATTCGGTTCGGCAGCACCTGCATTCTCACCTTGCTCGGATACATCGGCCAGAGCGCGACGACATTACCGGCGCCGTTGCGCTCGATCATGGAAAAACTGTTGCCCCAGTTGAGCACATGCGCCTGGCAGGCTTTGAAATATTCCATCGGCGTCATTAGCGGATTGGGCTGGTCGTGCAGGATCGCATATACCGGATGATTGAGAGCGCGTTCCTTGCCTTCGGTTAAACGCCGATAGGTGATCAGAGGGGTTTTCGCGATCGCGCTCGATATGATGCGCACGCAGGCGAACCACCCGGAGATCCGTAGCGAATTTTCCGGCGTGATGTGCGCGCCGGCGACCAACTCGTAGCCGCCGAAGAGATTTTTGAGCGCCGGATCGCGCAGCGAGAGGCTCAGCTCGGTGGAGCGACGTTCGGCCAGGTTACTCAAGAATTTCATGGCTCACCCCCTGATGGTTTTCTGCCGGTGACGATCATGAAGATCAGCCCGACGACGATCCACGCCGCCGGCTCATAGATTTGCTGCACGCCGTAGGCGAGGGCGGCGACGGCGGCGAGAAAGACGATATCGCCGAGATCGAAGTTCGCCTTCACCCGTTTCCAGAAGGCCGCCATCGCAAGATTTAATCTTTTGCTCAAATCAGCCTCTCCCAGTCGAATCGCAGCGGGTTTTGCGCCTTGTACGGCGCCTGGCGGGCTTTTTCGACGAGCTTGGGGTTGTTCCGCCAGTCGTAAGGGCTCCCTTTGCGGCCCCACTCCCGCGTCGAGGCATCGGCGATGTCGTCCCGGCCGTAGTGCGTGAGGTGCACGTTTATCAGGTCGACCCAGTGGCCGATGCTGTGGAGCGTCTTCCGAAATACCTGCTCGCCAGCGCCCCACCACCCCGACCAGTCCTCGTCGCAGCCGCCGGTCTGCCAAAAGAGCCAGCGCTGTAGGACAAAACTATTCGGATGCGAATGTAGTTTTCGCCCGTCGGCCCAGCGCCGCCCGAGAGTGGCGAACTCGGTGGGCTTCAGGAATTGCAGCTGATACACCAGCAGCTCGGCATTATCGCGCGTCAATAGGTGATCAATGTCGGTGAGCAGGCACCAGCCCTCCTGCGTGACGTGCATGCCGAGATTGCGCGCACCGGCGACGTTCCAGGGGATATTCTGCTTGATCCGGTAACATTCGATCGGGAATCCGATCGAATTGTTCGAGGTTCGAGGTTGGAGGTTCGAGGTTGGAATATGATCCACCGCCGCAACCGCCGCATCGATCGGACTCCCGTCATCGACGATGATCGCGCGCATCTGCTGTTTCACGTGAAGCGGATAATGAATCCACTCCTCGAAATGGCGCTCGAGCATCCCGCCGTTCTCATAGTACGGCATCACAATCGTTATCATGAGAACGGGATCCTGCCTAAAACAACCGGCTGCTGGGAATTCAGCCGCCATATGAGCCAGGAATCAATCCACTCGCGGCTCTCTTTCCAAAGGCTCACGATGGATAAATCCTCCGGCAGTATCGCCTGCGCCGGAATCTTAATTCCGGTATCGAGATCGCGGAGGACATGCGCGGAAACATGCACGACGGTACGGATCTCCGCGGCGTCCTTCTTTGCCCAGCGACGAAGCTCCATTTGGTCTTTCTCACGCTCGCGGATGATCTTTAAAATCTCAGCATTCATCCCATATACCTGAAAACGGCCGCAGTCGTCCCGCCAATCCGCTCCGCAACCAACTCAAACTCTCCAGCGTGCACATTCATATAATCGGCCTGCGCGCGATAACGCGCCCAATTCTCGCGCCCCTGTTTGCGCATCGACTCGAAAAAAAAGTAATCCATCAGCACGAGAATCGTTTCACGTGGTACAAAATGCGGCTTGAAAACGGCCATGGCGCGCTCCCAGACCGGCGCCACCTTGGTCGCGTCATCGACGTAAAGCGCGATCGGGCCTCTATCCCAGCTGATCGCCTTGATGTTTCCCTGGTGGTAGCGAATCTCCGCGTTAAACGGCGCCAGGCGCTCGGCCACCATTGCAAGCGTGTCCTGCCCTTCGGTGAACTTCACGCCGAACTTTGCCGCTTTCTCCACTTCCTCCGCCGTAGCATGCCAGCGGTCAAAAACATGAAGAATCGCGTCATCCGGCGCGCCCAGAGCTAAAAATGCCGTGCCTGCACCGAGCCAACAGCCTACTTCAACGATCAAGGCTGCCGGCGGCACTTCACTGGCATATTTTTCCAGCCACGGCCCGATCTCGACGCCGCCCTGGGACGGGAAGGTCCGCGCATAGACGCGCAGCTCCTCGGTCGTCATCACAGCCACTGGGGCGGATTCTCTATCGTCCACGGTTTCTCCCGGCCATTGAAAAACACTATACGTGAGTTCGCCGGCAAATTCTCGCACAATCCGTTGTGTTTGAGCCAGGGCCAGTGATAGACGCCATCTTCCATGGTCCAGACCGCCTCGTGGCGGCCGAGTTTGTAGAGCATCCAGCCCTGATCGGTCTTGAGATAGAGCTTTTCATGTTTCTTGCCGGCGAGCTTACGCAGACTCTCCTCGCCGTGAAAAGACGACCAGACATCTTCCCGAGCTCCGGTGTTCATCATCCACATGCTCGCCTGATAGCGGTCATAAAAATCGCCCTTGGTGACACGCGCACGCTTGCAGATGATGAAGTCCTCGGCGCGGCTAAGAATCGCGTCCAGGTTGCCCAGGACGACACAATCGAGATCGATCGAGACAAACCTATCGCCAAAAATCCGCTTCATTTCTGGGGCAAACGCGCGCAAACGGACATAGCACTGCGGGAATTCGGGGCGCCAGACCTCATTTTTCACCCGCCGCCAGTCGTCCCAGAGCTCGACCGGCTCGATCAGCCGGTCATATTTTTTATCCATGCGGTCGGTCATCAGGACGAAGCGGTGCGGCAGGGTCAGGTTCGCATGCACCGCCCGCGCGCAACGCTCGACGTGCTCCGGGGTGTACTGCGTCCGGCAATTCGGATCGCTCCAGAGCCAGAGAACGATGGTCAGCGGGGCGGAAGATCCGTTCAACCGCTCGCCCTGCTCGCTATTCAAAAGTTCAACGTTCAACGTCCTCCCCCCGTCTTTCATTCTGACGTTGAACCTTTGAACGCTTGAACATTTGAACAGTCTTTTCTCACCCTCCACTGGATACCATTGCCGCTGCCCTTAATCTCCTCGACTTTGTTAAAAAAACTCTCGTTTACGGCCTGACGGACGCCCTTGAAGTAGTAATCGTCGCCCGCCATGGTGCCGCCCGGCCGGATTTTTGGCCACCAGGCGTTGATGTCGGCCATCACGTTTTGAAAATCGTGCGCGGCGTCGATCATGACGAAGTCGAGCGAGAGATCCTCGAAGATCGCCGCGGCCTGGTCCGAAGGCGCCCGACAGATCTGCAGCCGGTGCTTCACCGGGCCGATATTGCGCGAAAACTCATCGAAAAGCGTGCCGTTTTTGACGCTTTTATCGGCCAGATGCTTCGGTTCCTGCGATCCCAGCCAGGTATCGACGCAAAAAAAAGTAATGTCCTTTTTGCTGTTGAAAATCTCCACCGCCATGAACGCGGTCGAGCGCCCCTTCCAGCAGCCGACCTCGACAAAGCGCGCCGGGTCCGGCGCCTCGCGCACCGCCTGCTCATAAAGCCCGCGAAAGCTAAACCAGCCCGGGATCTGATGATAAAAGTGGTTCATTTTTACGCTTCAAATCCGGCAATCGAGCGCATCGTGCATCCATTTGTAGAGTTCGACGCGCTTGCTATGGGGTAAATCCATGACAAATCTCTTTGGATCGATTTGTGGTCTAGTCGGCAAGTCGGCTTCCATGAATTCGCCCAGCTCGAGAGAAAGAACTTCCCACTTGATATCATCCATCCCAGCAGCGAGTATCGCATCGCGCGCTATCAAAATGCTATGATCGGTGGCAACCAATTTGCCATGATTGTTGTGGTATCGGGTTTCCACAGCAAACAAATCCCTGCCCGGACTAAATCCGGGAGGCTCGATGCCCACATCAGACAGTAACTCGAGCGAGATTATGATCTTATTGCTCCGCGCCCGCTGTCCATGATGCGAGCCGAGTCTCTCCACTCGTTCCCGCATCATGCCCCGAATTATCTGGATTTGTTCTTCTCGTGTGCTCTTCATAAATTAACCTTCTTCGCTGTCTCGCGTTCTTTTTGCATGATCCATTCGTTGAGTTTCTCGGCTCGGATGCGCCAGAGCTTCTTGCGGCGACCGGCGCGCAAACAAACCCCCAGTAATTGTCCTTCGGCGATCATGCGGGTAACAGTCTGGCGGGATACACCCAACAGGTCGGCCGCCGCTTCGATCGACAAGAGTTTCATTGCTCCCTGAGCATGCCCCCAGTTACTTCAATCCCAGCATGCCCAAACTTCCGGTATCGTGTGACCGCTCATCCAGCTGTGTCCAGGGACGGGACAGAAAATTGTTTGGTACTTCCCATACCATTCCCAACATTCAAGCGGGAGTTTTGCCGGTGCCGTCGGAGTCTTATCCATCGATTTCTTTCAACTGATCCCGAAATTGACCGGTGGCGGCGGAAATTCGCACCTACCGTCTGGATTTGCACTATAAACCGCACAAAGTTTGCGCACAGCGGTCGGCCAATTTGGAAATTTACAAACGGGGGTCAGCCACTTGAGCATTTGCTGCATTTGAAGTGCACGAGATTTTGCATCCCAGTTGGTTTGAAGCTGATTCACCGTGAAATTGAAAAACCAGATCGCGAGGCACAACTCATCATAGCTATACGGGGCGTCGTTTATTCTCGGCCAAATGATTTCACCGAAGGCAATGATTTTTTGTTGCCCTTCCGGCATCTTCGCGATCGATTCTTGCCGGCGCTTTTCTTCGCGTTCACTCTGGCGAGACCGATAAATATCTTGCACCAAACTCTGAAGCCTATCTGGATTGATCTTTAATTCATCGCGATGCTTTAAAACCACGGGGAGCACATCATTGCGAATGAGGTCGCGATCTGAGGATTTCGTAAGATCAAACCGGTGAGCGTATGCCGTCGGAGCCCAAGGCAAGATAAGGCGTAAAGTAGGGTGCACAGTGTAATAACTAGCCACGGGGTCTCCGAAAGCGCCACTTTCGATTGCTTCAACTAACAAATCCCAAACTGGCCCTTTGCGTTTGTTGGTAATTCGGGCCACCGCTGAACGGACGTTCGAGTTCAACACATAATCCATCACGAGCGAGCCTTTGGGCAATTTAGCTAAGACGCCGTGTTTTGACTTCTTCCTATCCGATTTTGTCTCTGCCTCGATCGGCTCTTCTGCTTTTTCCTCGGTAAATTCGACCGATTTTTGCGATTCTTCGGTTTCAGTTTGGTTGAGGACCGTCTTGCTAGCGCTAGCAAGACGACCTTTGATTTCATGTTCCCATATTAACTGAACCGAGCGCCGGTCAGATTCTTCCAGCACGAGACGGGTGATTTCAATATGTTCGCCCATCGAGATTAGCGCGGCACGATCATGACCGTTAAATTCCTCGTCCAGATCGTTTTCAATCAACCAGATTCTAAAATCCCTATTCGAAGCATGCTCCTGGCGAGCGCGATACATTTCTTCAGCTAGAGCGAGCGTCGCCTTGCCCCACTCGATCGTTGCTGTCTTCCAGTTACATACGGCTGATCGCAATCTTTCGGCTTGTACGACTGGCAAATAGGTAATATTATTCATAATCAGTCAAACTGGAGGCGGATGTCTCGTACACATCCGCCTCCGCTTGTTCCTTTCTCTGCTTTAGGCTGCTACCTGCTCCACAACATAGGTCGGGTTCGGCAAGTTCTTCGGCTTCATGGCCTCTTTGATTTCAGAGGCCTTGATAGCCTTTACACCCTGTTCATCCAGCAGAAAGGCTTTGATTGCCGCGCCGAATCGGGCAATCATGCTCACTCGCTCACGTTTGGCCGCCTCCCGCTCCAGTTGCTTCGCGGCAACGAATAGCGGAGTATTTTCACCAGTAAGATCCTGACCGAGTTGAAAAACGGCCAACTTCTCCACAATATGATCCTGGGGCCAACCGGCTTTCAGTAGTATGAAAGCTAAAGTCTGCGCTTCGGGCGCCGGAAAGGTTGGTTTCGCGATGCCTTTGATCGAGTTGTTGCCGAGTTTGATTGATTGAACCAACAGCTCGTTATTCTCATATACAGCATTGATTTTGGCTGGATTGGTATCGAGCTTTTTACTTGCGTCTGTCTTGCTGAGATAGGAATATGCCCGTTGCAAAATCCTGCTCTTCGTCTTTGCATCATCAAGATGTTCGATCTCAAGAGCATCGGAAGGCGGCCGCGCTTTCCCTGTATCGATCACACGAATCGCCTTCTGATCTAGTCCGAGCGTCACCTGGAATGGCAGAGTACGGCCACACAAAGCGATTGCTGCTAGCCGATGTTGACCGTCGCCGACATCACCCGTCTTAAGAAAACCAATCCCTTGATTGGTAAATTCCCACTCTCCCGCGCCAATTTGCTTTGCATATCTTTCGGAAACGCTAAATGTCCACCGGCGATTTTGTTTGTTATGATCGAAAAACAACAACGCAGCCATGCCGGGCGTGAATGTAATGAGTAGCGTACCCGGCCCGGCGTCGACTGCTGATTGTTTTAACTTCATTATCGCTGTTCGATCTTCTTCTGTCGCTGCTTTGTAAACGGCCAAAAGTTTTTCTTCCGCTGCCATGGCAGCCGGATTTTTCTTTGCCTCGCTATCGATAGGTGCCATTTTTAACTCTTTTCTTTCTTCAGCCCGTAGGCTGACTACCAATCCCGTAGGTGGTAGGGTTGAAGTTAGTAATTCCCAACATCAAATTCTGGCCAACAAAAAATTTTTATGGCGGCATCTTTAACCTCCTTTCTCACCCTTCTTATTTGTAATACCTCGCGATCCAGGGAAACCGTGGCGGCTGGTTGAAGACCCGGTTGCGCCGCCGGGAAAGCCGGTGGTTTGACGGCAGTTGTTCGCCCGCGGGCGCGGGCAGATAGTGCCAGGGCTTTTCCTCGCCGTAGAAAAAGATCATCCTCGCCCCGGGCGGCGGGGTCTGCTCGTAGCGCAGGTCGGACATGACGTTAGGCCAGCCGAATACGCCGTCGTTGACCCCCCAGCCGGCCTCGTCCCGGCCGAGGCAGTGAGTGATCCACGCCTGATCTGTGCCGATATGGCCGAGGGCGGCGGCGATCGAGCCATCGCCTTTGAATTCGCTCCAGACCCTTTCGCGTGCGCCGGCCGTCATCATCCACATCGAGCCATTGTAGGGATTGTTGACGATGCGCGCGCGCTGGGAGTCGATGAAGCGGTGAAAAATCAAGAAATCCTCGGTCCGCGAAAAGAGCGGGTCGAGACTGTCGAGCACCAGGCAATCGATATCGACCGAGACAAAGCGCGGGCCGATGAGATCCGCCATTTCCCGGCTGAAACTTTTTAGCCGAACGTAGCAGTGCGGTTTCTGCGGCCCCCACTTGGGATTTTTAAGCTCGCGCCAGTCTTTCCAGAGCGGGATCGGCTCGATCAATGGATCGAAGAGCGAGACATCCTCCCAGTCGGTGAGACAGACAAACCGGTGCGGCAGGGTGAGATTGCGCTCAATCATCCGCGCGGCGGTGTTGACCCGCTCCGGGGTGTATTGCTCCTTGCAGAGCGGCGCCCGCCAGAGCCAGAAGAGAACCGTCAGCGGCGCGCTCATACCCGCAGCACTCCTCTGTCCTCGTAAACGCTGCGCCCACTGTCGCCGCCAAGATTGCGGATCACGAGCGAGAATGCGTTGATCAGCGCCGAGATGCCGTCGATGTGCTTTTTCGCCTTGCGCTTGTCGGGCATGAGGTTGTTATTCGGATCGCTCTTGGTGACGACATTGTCCGCCATCCAGCGGAGGACCGGGTGGCCGCCGTGGCGGATCTTGCCGGCCTTGAGGAGGCGGGTGAGCTGCTTGGTCGGCTCGCTCAGCGTCGGGAAGCCCTGGCGGATTTCGATCATGTTGATGCCGAAGTCTTTTTGCATCGAATTGGAAAACTCGCGGGCGTTGTAGGGATCGTAGCCAATCAGGTGCGAGGTCTCATAGGTCTTCTGATCGTAAATGGTCTTGACCGGGTAGATTTCCTGGAGCGCGATGAGTTTCTGGCGCACGGCGCCATAATCCACCGTATTACCCTCGGTCACCTGGATGTGGCCGGCGCGCTCCCAGGCTGTGTAAGGGACGTTGTCGCTCCGCTCGGCGCGGAGCAGAATCTCTTTTGGCATGAAGAGGTAGGGCACGACGATGAAGTCGTCGCGCAGCTGCTTGAAGTCAATGAACATATAATCAACGCGCGCGGCGCCGGCGTCTTCCGGCGCCTGGTCCGGCTGCGCCTCGGGGTTGGTCGCCTGGAGCGGCAGATCCTCAGGCGGAAAGAGCAGGACGAGCGCGGTGATATCCTTGTCGATCGAGAGATCGAGCCCGACCACACAGCTCCGCCCGGCCAGGCGCTTGAAGTCGATCGGCTGGCCGCACTGATCCCAGAGCTCCATCGATATCCAGCGCGCCCCGGTGGCTGTCCAATAGCAAAAATGTAAGCGACGGGTATTATTTTCCTCCGATGGCATACCGATCGCCTTGACGACGTCATCCTCGATGGTTTTTCGCGAGATGATTTTGTCGATCGCAGGATTGGCTTTTTCCCAGTGCGGGCCGTAACTCCGCCAGTCGTCACACTCCGCGCAGTTATCCACCGGCTGCTCCTGTCCTTCATTCCAGTGCTTCTCGCAGGCATCAAGCGCGCAAATAAAGCCGAAGAGACGATCGTTATCGACTGTTTGCTTTAAAATCTTGCTCACATATTCGTGATAGTCCCAACAGACCGACTCGCGGGCGGTCCCGGAATTTGTAATCATCATCATCAGCGGATTGCGGCGCCACTTGAAACCTTTGTCGAGCATGCTGATAACGATATTGCTTTTGTGTTCGTGCACTTCGTCGACAAGGGCCATATGCGGGCGCGGGCCGCTCTGGCTGTCCTCATCCGAGCTGATCGGTCGGAACCACGAGCCGGTTTCATGATAAGCGAGGTTCCAACATTTTTCGCCAATGCCGGACTTTTTAAGTCGAATCCTGAGATCCGGGGACTGATCGCGCATGGCAACGGCATCGCGGAAAAGAATCATCGCCTGATCCTTCTTGGTTGCCGCTGCATAGATCTCTGCGCGGGCTTCTTTGTCTGCGATCAGACCGGCCATCCCGACCCCGGCCGCGAGCGGCGATTTGCCGTTGCCTTTGCCGATCTCGATATAAGCAGTGCGGAAGCGGCGGGTGCCATCGGGCATCTTCCAGCCGAAGAGCGAGCCGACGATGAATTGCTCGAAAGGCAAGAGATCGAAGGGCTTGCCCTCGAATTGGCCGCCGTTTAGACGCAGCACATTAGTAAAAAATCGAAAGATTTTTTTGGCCGCGGCGAGATCCCAAAACAGATCGTCCTCCCGCTGGCGATCGCGCAAATGACGATCGCAGGCGAGTCTCACCCAGCGGCTTGCGACAATCGTCCCGGCACGCACTTTTAGCGCGTAGTCATCGACCGGATCGAACTCACTTGAAGAATTCGTCGGCGGGATTTTCTTCTGTCTCATCGTCTCCCAGTGTCTGCACGCGCGAGCGGCTCGATGGCGTAATGCCGAGCTCGGCGGCGGCGCGGATCATGTCGCGCCTGGCATCGCGTTTTATCCGCAAAAGCGGATTAGTGATTGGTTTTCCTTTGACGACGATCAAATCGCCGGTTTTTTGGAGTTTCTGGCTCGCACGAACGAAATCAGAATGCGCGTCGCAGTATGCCGCGAGCACGCCGAGGTCGCAGGGACCGACAAAACCGAGCGGGATGAGATCTTTAACTTGACGCGACCACTCCTGCCGCGCGACCGGATCGAGGAATGCCGGCGCGGCGGCACCCCTGATCGCCGGTACGGCCGGCTCCTTGGCATTGAGCGGACGATGACCGGGATTGCCTTCGATCACCCGCAAACGCGTCGGTTTCGGCTTTCTTCCCCTCATTTTTTGCTCAAAAATCCCTGATTTTATCGATATTTAGCCATTTCCAACGATTTTGTAGCGGCCTCTATTGACAAATACTGTTATCTTGATTACAATCATAATCACTATGAGTCACAAAGCATATCTGATCCGCAATTTTGACTCCGCGCTGCACGCGGCGGCCAAGACCGTCGCGGCGCACGAAGGCATCTCGCTCAATAAGTTTATCCTCGATGCGATCCAGGCCCGCTGCCTGCTCGTCGCGCACCGGGACGGCATCACTGAGCGCGTGCTCAAGCAAGTCGAGCGCGCAAACAAAAAGCCCGCGCGGAGCTGACCGCGTCAAAACCAAACGCTCGCCTGACTCTCGAGCGGAGGAGGACAAAATGGAACTTACTCTCACGGCGCACGGACAAATCAGCAAATCCAAGCTGATCAAAGATCTCCGCTCGCGCGGCTACAAAATCAGTTACAATCGCGCGATTTTTGTCGAGCGGCACGACGACTATACGATTGATCTCGCGCGCCGTCGGCTTTTGACGTGCGAGCACTATCGTCAGCCGCGTAAGGTCCGCGGCGCAAAAGATTATCAGCCGCGGCTCCGCGTGCTCACTCAAGAGCGATTCCTTGCCTCGCTCAATGTTCGGCAACTCGAACGCGGTTGTTTCCGAGCGAGCGGCGTCACTCTCGCAGACTATCGCGCCGCCGGCGGAGAATGTGTGGACGAGATTCTCCGCCGTGTCGGCGCCGCCGGCGAGCAGGCGCGCGCGGACGAGACGCGCTATTTCGAGACCTATGACAACGATCAATATTCCAGCAATTCGCACGCCGGGCGGGACTGGCGCGAGGTCAGTTTTGCCAGCATTGCGCGCGATTTTTCGCGTGCCATCATCTGCTATGCAGACGTCGGCAGCTTTTTGCACAAAGCGGTCGGCGAGGGCGGCCTGCATCATCTGCGCTTCGAGACTTATTTGATCGTGCGCGACTCGACGAGCGGCGATCGACACGTGTTGCGCATCCCGCCGCGTTTCGGGCGCTATACCAGCGCCACGGTGAGCCGGTTTGCGCCGCGCTGGTATCTCCCCAATTGCGAGCAGTTGAACGGATGGTGTCGCACGACGTTGATACAACATGGGGAGGAGGGGTGGTATCGCCTCGATGATCTCGATAGCGATAACCTCACTCACGCGGCTGTCGCTTGGACATTTGACCTCGATCCGCGCGATTATCGCCCGCAGATGACTGCTTAGTTCCTTGCTCCTGCGCTCTGTCTTTGATAGAGCGCAGCATGGAGGGAATAGGTCCCGACCACAAAGCCGGGTGACTGCCGGCAAAGGAGAAAATTTTATGATTAACATGATCCGACAAGGCGATGTATTGCTGATCCGGCGCGAGGCGCCGGCAGAGGCGAAAAAGATCGAGTCGCGCGGGCTCCGCGTACCGGGCGAGCGGACAGGACATGCCCATGTCCTCGAAGCTGACGTCTTCGAGCAGCCCGACGGCACGCGACTGCTCGCGCTTTCCGAGCCCAGCACGCTCTCGCACGAAGAGCACGCGCCGATCCAGGTGCCCGAGGGCTGGTGGGAGCCGCGCTTGCAGCGCGAGTTTTCGCCGTCATCGCGACCGGCGTTGCGCATGCGGTTCGACTGAGCCGCGCATAAAATGGGAGATCGATTATGCACAAAACACAAGCTGTCGAACAGCTCAAAAAAGTGATTCGCGATTGCACAGACGAGCAGTACGGCGCCGTCAAAACCATGATGGAGATCGGAGCCGGATTGATGGGATTGCCCGAGGGCGCGCATCTCACGGCGCCCGTCGATGTGCAGACGCAAAGACGCGATGTGCTCGCGTCCCTCACCGATGCGATTTACGACTGCGCGGCGGGCGATGACTTCCCCATGCCGCGCGCCGGCGGCTGGGAGTATGTAATCGCCACTCTCGTCATCGAGCGCGACTGGGAGACGATCGACAGAACTGCGGCCGATCTGCGAACGCGCCATCGCGAGCATTAGGACTTCCACCGGGCGGACTCCCGTCCGAGGGGAGCGGCAGCGGCTAGTCACCGCGCACGCTCCGGTCCGTGAAGCCGGAGCATCGAAATGAAAGCATCGAAATGAAAACTCTCTGGTTCAAACAAATCTATATGACGCCGATTTTGAGCGGCGAGAAAACTGACACGATCCGGCGCCGGAGCTGCAAGCTCCGCGCCGGGAACGTTGTCGCTTTTACTGTCGGTCCGCGCCCGCCCTTTGCGCGCGCGGAGATCCTGACGCGGGAAGATATCGACCTGGTCGACCTGGCCGAGTCGCGCGCGGCGCAAGTAATCACCCTCTACGACAACCGAGAGCCGCTTTGTCGTCTGACTTTCCGTCTGCTCTAACACAATAGCTGCTCCGCGATCTTTCGCGCTGCGGCCGGGCCGATGTATTCGAAAATGGCGCACGGGCGGCCGCCCATCATGCCGGTCATTCCGCTTTGATTGCGGGCCTTGAACACACCCGGCGCTTTGACTAGTTGCCAGCTCTGGGATTTACTCCTGACGGCGATAAATGAGGGATGCGCGGGATAGGCGCGCAGTCGATAGCCGAGCGCCTTATAGACCCCGCCGAGCGTATCATCGAGCAGCGGGGCGAGCCCGAGCCCCTGCCAGTCTGGCAGAGTGACCACGCGCGAGATCCGGAACATGGGTTGATTCGATTTGCCGCGCGAGATCGGCAAATGAAGGATCGCAGAAAAAGCCGCGAGTCGATCATTTACGAAAAGCGCGAAGCAGCGCGCCGCTTTGTTGAGATCGGCGCTCATATAGTGATACGGAGCGAAAATGTTCCACGTGGAATATGGGACCCGACAAATCGTAATCTGTAGCTCCGGGCGTCGCTGAAGCGCCCTCCGTTGAAACGTCATCGTTGTCGGCTCGAATATCCAGTCGGGCTGCAGCCAGTCGACGATGTCATAATGACAGCTTGCCGCGACGAATCGCCGCTTTTGTTTGCGGACATATTTCTGCACGGCATGGGACGCAATCTGTCCGACCTGACGATCGACGACTGAGGTAAACTCATCGACCACAATATCGCCTTCGCATTCGATCAGCCGGCGCGCGAGATCGACGCGGAAGCGCTCGCCATTACTGAGCACTGCATAGGGGCGAAGCCATGAGGGAATCGTGTTGAAACCTACCGCGCGACAGACCTGGGAGATATCGACCATGGACTTGGACTTCGCGAAGTCATCGATGACCGACGCCGCGCCCCAATGGAGTTCTTTGACTTTGCCAAAATGGTTTTCGAGGATGGAGCTTTTGCCCGAACCAGACGGGCCGACGATCAGACCTACGCTCCAATCAAAGTCCTCGATCGGCAGCTCGCCATGCCATTCGACGACGGATTGGGTTTTGCGCGGCACATCGAACATGGCTTCAAGCTGTCGCGCCCGTCCGGACTGGGATATCGGAATTTTTTTTACAAGATCAATGCGCGGCATATGTACTTCTGTTTCTCCAATTTCTCGATAAGCTGCAGCTGCTGATCCTCGTCTTTGCAATCGACAATCACCTGGAACTGATGACTCATCTCTTGATTGCCCGCCTCTTCATCCCCGTCCGGATCGTAGCGTTCCAGAAGTTTTTCAATATCCACCTGGGATAGATCGACTTTTTCGGCTAAATCATCGAGATCGAGATCGCCCATCTCTACGAATTGCATAAAACTTTCGTCAGTCATCTCGCCGTACTGACTGGTCAGTAGCAGAATTTTTTCCCGCGCCTCATGGAGGTTCGCAGCCTGGATATAGGCAATCGGCAGCGGAGGAATAATGTAGCCCGACGCCTGAAGACGGCGCAGCACGCGATCGCGCTGATGACCGTCGAGAATAAAAAGCTCGCCATCGTTCTTCCAAACAAAAAACGGAAAGGAAAATCCATGCTCCAGCAGCGCGCGCTTGAGTTTGCGATATCTGTCATTGTCGAGCTTTTTGAGTTTTCCTTGTAGCGGCGTTAAATCCTCCAGCTTGGCAACTGCCGCGCCAACGCATTTGATTTCTAAAGTTCGCTTTTTCATTTTTCTCCAAAACCCGATTTTGCCAATTTCGCGGCGTTGCACGCGGTGT